CAAAAAGCCGAGCAAAAGCGAGCTCACGACCGCTGTTGAATCGTTTCGGACTGTTTGTAAGTTTAACCAGGCGACGTGTCAAAAGGAGATTGGAGTGGATCTGATTAAGATAAAGGCGGAGATGGATAAAAAATTAGCGGACATCTATTCTGTCATTAACGAGCAAAGGGTTATGACGGCACGAATCGATGAGCGCGTGGAAATCCTGCTGACTCGAAATTGCACCAATGGCAACGGCGGCAACGGCACATGAAGAAATGACTAAACAAAGCAATCATAACGGCAATGGTTACGGCAATTCTGTTTGGGCGGAAATCCGCACCGAATGGGACGCAGGCCAAATATCCGTTGCCGACATGTGTAAGGCTTACGGACCGTCTCCCCAGGCGATCCGTAAGCACGCCAAGCGGCATAATTGGCCGGAACGTGGTAACCTGGTCGAACAGGTAAGGAAAAAAGTCGAAGTCGAATTATTATCGTCAGAGGTTGTCGATGGGGTTCCACCCCCTGGGGCGGCCGGAATTGTGGAGAGTGCGGCCAAGCGCGGCGTAGGAGTGGTACTGCGTCACAGGAAAATCATAAGCCGACTTTTAGGGATTGCGGAGACAACCCTCACAGAATTGGAAGATATGCAAGTTATATCTCTGGATTTATACAAAAAACGCAACGCAAAGAACCTTGCCTTGCTGGTTGCCTCGGTTGCCAAGGCCAAAATGGAGGGAATGAGGACGGTTGCCCAGGTCGTAAATCAAGCCATCCCTCTGGAAAGACAGGCTTATTCGTTGGACGCGGACGGCGGACAGGAACGTCCCGTCGTCTATGAGGCGCCGGACTATAAGAAACCTCGGGGAGCTGGTCTCTCGGAGGAGGATTGGGACCGTGACGATTGACCTGGATCCTATCGACATAAACGACGATTCGAGATCCAGCATCGTCATAATCAACGAGCCGGTCCCAGTCATTCTCAGTAAGGTTATTTTTGGTAAGGTGATTTTTAATTCTAAGGATTATGGAGTGATTCAAATATGTTCACACGTCGCAGATCCGACGTCGTAAACGATTTCCTTCCTTGGGTGTCGGTGTCGTCGTTTGTAATTGGCTTTGCGTCCGGCGCATGGCACCTCTGGGAGGAATAAAGCATGTTCACACGTCGCAGATTCTTAAAATTATTGACGACCATAATCCCTGCAGCATCGATGTTGCCGGCGATAATGGCCACCAGCAGGGCAGCTGATATTGACCCTGCTTTGTTTCATGCCGATCAGTGGAGCTCGGAGGCCTTGGCGAAGATGGGTGAACGTAATGCAAAGCCTCTTGTCTTCAACCAGATAAGCCCCGGTATCGTCCATAACCTACGAGCCCACCAGGCAGAGTTAAACAGGCGTAATTCCAAAATTATGGATCTAATCAAATGCTAACACGTCGCAAATTCCTAAAACATCTATCGTGCTTTTATGCGCTCGCAGTCGCAGCCCCAGGGGCACTCGCTAATTTTGACGAGGGGGTACCGGTCTGGGTAGCCACGGACGGCAAGTGGGTGAGTTTGGAAAAATACCTTACAGGCGACGGGATCGATGGGAGCTCTACCATGGACGGGTCCGAAGAAAGCCTAATGAGGGGATATGACGACGTTGTTCTAATTACCCAGAGGCGGAAACCGGCAAAAAACTTTATGAAGGTCATAAAATCGGGCAAAATGGGGCAGTATAACGGCGTGACACTCCATCGTCATAAATAGATCGTCCGTTAAATCGTCACTGAGAGCCCAGGAGGGCACTCGAAACAAGCCAGGAGGCGCCATATATGACACAATTTAATGGCGCAGCAACTCGCAGAGAAATATCCAGACGCGGAGATTAAAAAGTATCGACCGGTACCAACGATCGACGCTTTTCATCTTCACCCTGGTCAGATACGAGGCATAGTCGGTCCTGTTGGCAGCGGAAAGACCACAGGAGCGACATGGGAGGTGTGCCGATACATTCCCCTGCATCTTGCCCGAGAATGGGGATACAAACGCAGCAAATGGGTGATCGTTAGAAATACCTACGATGAGCTGATCGATACCACCCAAGCGACGGTATTTGATTGGTTCGATCAGGGAGATTACAAAAAACAACGGAAGATCTACACACTAAAACATGTGGACGAAGGCGGATTTGAAGTTGAGATCCTCTTTCGCTCTTGTGACCGCATTGCAGATCTGAAGAAATTCAAGTCCTTGGAAGTCACTGGCTACTGGATCGATGAATCAATCGAGGTGGCCGGCGAGATTAAAAGGATTCTAAAAACCAGAATAGGCCGCTATCCCAAAGCGGAGCAGGTGGCAAACTGGTTCAAAGCCAAATTCGGCTATATTCCCGATGAGTGGTACAACGAGGACGGGGAACTGGATATTCCAGCGCCCCGTTTTGGTATCGAGACCACCAACCCCCCAGATGTCGAACACGAAACCTATCACGAATTCAACTGGCAAACCGAAGTCCCAGGCCCCATGCCAGAAAAAGCCCCACTGAAAAACCATTTCGGATTTTGGCAACCTCCCAGGGAGAACGAGCCCAACCTCCGCAAAGGCTATTATGAGGATCTGTCAACCGATTATGCCGATCATCCGGACTGGCTACAAATGTATGTCGAGGGCAAGCCGGGGATAATCGTCACAGGTAAGCTGGTTTACAACAATTTCAAGCGCTCGTATCACGTTGCAAAGGAAAAATTGATTTGGGCTGGGACACCGCTCTATCGTGGCTGGGACAATTCAGGAAACATCCCCGCGTGTCTGGTAGTCGGTGTCCCGTCTCCAATGCGCCTCCATGTATTCCGAGAATTTTGCAACGATAAAATGAATATCGTTCAGTTTACCAAATGGGTAGTTGCACAATGCAATATCGAATTCCCAGGAGCTCAATTCACCGACTGGGGCGATCCGGCCGGCGAAAACAAATTTTCCACGAAAGACGGCGGCTGGACCTCGAACGCGCTCCTTATGCGCGATGAGGGCGTCGATGTCAAACCCAGCGAGCAAAACCCATCAGCTCGTTACAATTCCATCGACGATCAATTAGCCATAATCGACGGAGCGTTGATCGATCCGTCATGTGTCAGATTTATCAACGGATTTATGGGCGGCTATCATTATGCAGAGGTGGGCGGCCCTGGGACCGGGATTTATTCCGATAAGCCGGTTAAAAACAGGTTCAGTCATATTCACGATGCCGGCCAATATGTTTTTGTCCGGCTGGTAGCAAATAACAAACACAAACCTACAACCGGCAAGTGGAAACGCCGAAACAGGAGGGCAATGGCCGTATGAAGATTAAATTATCTATTATCGCATTACTGGCAGGCTTTTTATTTCTTTTCCCCGTACCCCAGCAGGCCCAGGCCGTCGAATACAAGATCGCCAATCAGATGACCCTGGAATGGGCAGTCACAGCGCCCAACAATGCCGGCGAACAGATCGAGTACATTATTTATATCGTTCCATCTGACGATAAGAGCAGCCCTACAAAATTATGGCAAGGCCCGGAGACCGAATACACGGTCACGATGAGCGCCACGGACGATGGACTATTCCTCTTTGGATTACAGACTGTCCGCCTGGTGGATGTCGACGGGACAATGGAGGCCGTCTCCACCGCGGAGATAGGCTGGAGTGACGATCCAGCAGTCGCTCCCACCCCATTTGGACTTAGATTTTATCAACCGCCGGCCTCTGGTGGCGGATTCGGACAGAAATAAGGGGGATACTGCTCATAATGACAGTATTATGGTGCGAGGACGAAAGCGTGATCGACCGCTTTCTTTCTGGCAATAACCGCGAGCCCATCGATTACCCAGGAGGGATATCGGATGCAGATTGCAACGGAATTTGGATACTGGGAAAAGAAGCCGGCGCTAATCCTAAAGGCCAAGGTGCCCAGATCCGGGAATAAAGATAAACGATACGTTATCAAGTTGGATGAAGTCTGGATTTATTCCGAGGACCACTATGAACAGATCCGGCCCGACATGCCCAAAACCTATGAATCGTTTATGATGCACAAATGTCTGGACCTGTACGAGTTGTTTGACCTGGGTACTCCAGACGCTCGGCAGCTCGCGGAAGTAGCATGGTTGATTGAGGACGCCATTGACAGCCTGATAAATATGCCACCCCAGGGCGAAATGGAACGTATGGTTAAAGCCGAGGATATCAAGGCCAGTTTAAAAATCGACGGAGAACCCGTCGGACACTAAGGAATTCTAATCATGGCATTTGAGAATATCGAAATACACCGTTTTGATGAGCGCGTGGGACTTGGGATCACCGAGGAGGAAGAACTTGAAGACCTACACCTCCCAAAAGAGCAGCGTGACAACGTCCTGGACGGCCCCGACGTGCAAAAAAACATGCGCCGGCTGATTAACTGGTGGTATCGCGAGCGGCAACTCCAGGCGGACGGCCGCACAAACCAGATGACCGATCATAAATTCTATGACGGCAAACAGTGGGAGGAAAAAGACGAAAAGGAGTTAGAGGGGCGCGGCCAGAAGGCCCTTGTCTTTAATCAGATCAAACCATCTGTTGACTGGGTACTCGGGACGGAAAAGCGGACCCGCATTGATTACAAGATCCTTCCCAGGAAGAAAGAGCACGGCCCGAGCGCGGAGACGAAAACCAAGGGCATGAAATACCTATCCGATGTCAACAAAGAGACATTCCAAAGATCCAGAGCGTTCGAGGACATGGTCAAATGCGGAATAGGCTGGATGGAGTATGGAGTCAGAAACGATGCCACCGACGAGTCAATTTTTTGCCGTTTCGAGGATTGGCGTAACTGTTGGCCCGATTCCCTGTCTATCGAGCTGGATGGTTCAGACGCCCGTTATTTTTTCCGATCGAAATTTGTTGATTTAGATGTTGGTTGCGCCATGTTTCCCGAGCGTGCAGGCCTAATCAAAGCGGCATCGATTAATGATCATCTCTATTATGAGGAGGATATGGGCGGGCTGGATGTGAGCCCGGTGGAAGGTGAGGAAGGCTTTCTCCTGGATTCGTGGAGTGGAGTGGAGTCAACGTATTTTCGTAATCGCGTGCGGTTAATTGAGGGTTGGTACCGAATACCGGTCCGTGCAAAACTAATGAGAGGCCCTGAAATCGGGAGCTTAAACGGTGTCAGGTACGATGATCAATACGAGGACCATAAATACCTGGTCGACGGCGGATATGCGAGTCTTTACGACGCAATTCGGATGCAAGTTAACATTATGCTATTTTGCTCAACGGGCGCCCTGTCAAATGCGGAGAGCCCATACAACCATAATAGATTTCCATTTATTCCCCTGGTCTGTTACCGAAAAAAGACCGACAACACCCCATACGGCCTTATCAGGCAGCTTCGAGACCCCCAGGAAGATCTAAACAAGCGGCGAAGTAAAGCGCTTTTCATTTTACAGACCAATCAGACCGTAGCCGATGACGACGCCACCGACGATTGGGACAATTTTAAAGAGGAGCTGGATCGGCCGGACGGTCTCATCCTCAAAAAGCGCGGGACCGAGGTAACCATTAACAAGGAAACCAAGCTGGTTGAAGAACACGTCATGCTGATGAACCAGGACGCGGAATATATCGAGCGGACCGCCGGCGGAAACGATGAAATGATGGGACGCCAAACCAACGCAGTATCCGGAAAGGCTATCACCGAGCGCTACGAAATGGGGACCGTGCTGACTGCATCGATGTTTGACAATATGCGCCTTGCCTTCCAGCTCGCAGGTGAAATGAAGCTGAGTCTCATGGAGCAATTCTGGACCGATGAGAAACAATTCCGCATTACCGGCCAGAAAGGCCAGCCCGAATTCGTTGATATCAATACAAAAGACCCGGAAACCGGGGAGGTTCTAAACGATATCACCAAAACCCAGGGCGATTTCGCAGTCGATGAACAGGCCCATACCGCCACGGTCCGGCAGGCCATGTTCGATGCCATGATGGAGCTGACAGCTAAAATCCCGCCGGAAGTGACTCTTAACATCCTGGACCTCGTACTTGATCTATCCGATATCCCGAGCAAAGACGCTTTCGTAGAGCGTATCAGGAAAATGAACGGTCAAAAAGACCCATTCCGCGATCCAGACGATCCGGAAGTCATTGCAGAGGAGGAAGCCGAGGAGCAGCAGGCCCAACGCGCCCAGGAGATCAAGCAATGGTTGGAAGATCTTATGGTGGAAAAAGCCAAGTGGGAAGCCGAGAAGTTGAAGGCCGAAGCTACCGCGATCGATAAAAAGACCGATCCGGAAGTCGAAAAACTGGAAGCCGAAGCCGACGCCCTGGACGCCCGCGCAAGCCGTGATGATGTCGTAGCCGAAGTGGATGCAGCCGACAAAGAGACTAAGAACGAATTGCAAAGAGCCAAGATTCTGGGAGATATCGAGAAATCCGATGGTGACCGAGAATCTAACCGAGAACAAATGGACCTAAAACGCAAGGAGGCAAAAACTAATGGAAGAACCAAAACCACCGGGAGCACCAAGAGGAGTGCTGGCAAAATTTAAGAACCTTCTCGGACTAAGAAAGCCAATGAGCCCATCGAAGAAAAAGAAAAAGCAGACGGTGCATTACCGTAATCCCAAGGTTTCCCCAGGGAGCACGGCTGGTAAGATGAGAGCCCACAACCAAGCGATTCAGGATCAATTAGACGAATTGGATAAATAGCAACCAATCAACCAATCAACCTAACAACCTAACAACCTACCCAGGAGGGTTAACAAATGGCAGATGATAAAATAGCGATCAGCGAGTCAAAAACAGTCAATGTCGAATTCGAGGACGTGGACCTCCTATCCAAAGAGGAACGCGAGGCCCTGGAGCTGGATGTTGACCTGGACGGACCGGGAGAGGAAGGAGCGGCTACCGATGAAGATGAAGCCACCAAAGCAGCTGAAAAAGCAGCCGCCGAAAAGGCCGCGGCGCCTCCGGATGAAGGATCGCCGCCGGCTGCGAAAATTGATGAAGCGGCCCCCGTCGAAAAGAAGATAGTGGAGCCACCAACAGCAGCAGCGGACGGACAGGAGTCGCCACCGGCAGCAGAGGAGCCCCCGGTTATGGAAATCCCGCCGGCGCCGCTTTCCACCAAAAACCTATTAAGTGAGGATGATTTAAAACAACTCGAATTCGATATCGAGGCCAATAACAAGGCTTTCAATGACGGGGAAATCGAGTTCCAGACCTACCTGGATAAGCGCGACGATCTGCGGGACACCAAAAAAGCCCATGAGCAAGCCGAGGATAACGTTGGCGACGGCGTGCAAGGCCAATGGGAGTGGGAACAAAACTTTTTCGTGCAAGCTCCCGAAAACGCATGGATTATGGATAGCGCCCCCAAATACGCGGCATTTGCCACAGCGGTTAATGAGATTATGTCCACCGAGGAAGGTGAGACCATGCTTGGACCCGAGCTCTTGACACAAGCAAGGGCCGAAGTCGAAAAGCTGTTTATTCGCCCAGGCAGTCCCGAGGAGCAAACCCTGGCAGCGGCGCAGGCCAAAGAAGACGCCAAGAAAACGGCGGCCGCGCTAAAGGCGGCCAAGGACCGAGAGGCTGGGAAACCTCCTCCCGAGACGCTGGGAGGTAAGCCCGCGGCGGCGATCGACGAGGGCGCCGGGGAATTCGACTGGATCGATAAACTGGAAGGGGAGAAATACGAGGACGCCATTGAAAACCTAAGCGAGGCGCAACTCGCGCGATATGAGGCAATGATATGAAAAAGCAAAATTATCTCATAATGACAGTAGGCCTGCCTTATTCCGGTAAATCTTCATGGGCAAGATCTATGATTCAATCTGAAAGGTGGCCGATCGTGTGTCCCGATCAGATCCGCCTTGCTATCCATGCCCAGCGCTTTGTCCCCGAGGCGGAACCATTTGTTTGGGCAACAACTAAAGTTATGGTTCGATCTTTATTTCTTGCCGGCCACAATAACGTCATCCTCGACGCAACCAGCGTGACTGCAGGCAGGCGGGATGATTGGAAAGATCCGCTTTGGTTGAGAAAATACATAGTTATGGACGTTTCGGCGGAGGCGTGTATAGCCCGAGCCAAGGTTAATCACGACGATTCCATAATACCAATTATCGAGCGTATGGCTGAAGCCATGGAATATGATGGGATTCTTTATGGCCAGATGGACCACCCCATGGCCAAGCACATTGAGAATCCAGCGGGAGATAACCAAATCTATCACCAGGGGCGCGGGCCGGAAGTGAAGCTCTAATATATGGCGTTTATGACCTATATTGCACCCGGCGACGTTATAACCCTCAAATGTACTCATGGGAATATCAAGTTGAAAGTTATTCGGGCTGGTGATCATAAAATCCGTTTATCGATCGCGGCCAGCAAAGATGTCAAAATCCATAAATGCACGGTAGAAAAAAAAGGAGATTAAAGAATGATCGAAAAAAAAGAGGACCATCTGAAAGACGCGGAAATTGGCGAACAACCACAAACCGACAAAAGGCGAATGATTGCCCCTTGCTGGCCTCCACCAAACAGGCCCTTACGGGTAACTTTCGAGGTTGAGAACATGACAGGCGCCAGTAGATTGGATGTCAGTATTCATGTGAGCGATAACCAGCAGTATCCGCCTTATTACAATAAAGAAGACGAGTATGCGCCTCCTCCGCCCACGGCGCAACCCATGGAGGATCAAGACGCATAACAACAAAATTGTTTGTTGCTCATACGTGATGATAAGTGAGCGGCGAGCGTAAGCTGTCCAATTCTGGCATTTTGGGCAGCTTACGCAAAAACGGTAAGACCCCCAGCGGTTCAATTATAACCGCACGGTTCAATTATAACCAGGCTTCGGGGAAACAGGCCAGGACGGCCCGAAATAATGGAAATTAATCTGTAATTGAACTGTTAACTATAACTGAATTTGTTGGGAGGTATTACCAATGGCACGTACTATTGTAGGTCTTAACGATCCGAAAGCGGTCAAGAAATACTCCGCTTTCTTGGCAACCGACGTTGCGAAAAAGTCTTACTGGAGTAAGAAATTCATGGGGAAAGGCGACGCCTCCTCCATGCCGATCCAGCAGTTAAAGGATTTGGAGTCCGACGCCGGCGA